ATATTAGTGATAGTAATGAAAGATCTGGCGAAAGTTCTAGTGCGACATCTAGTACGAGCTCAAGAAATAATGCGAGTAGTTCGCAACTATTAACTGTTCCATTAAAAGAAAAGATTAAATTAGATTTAAAAAATGAATATGATGAAAGTTGTCTCGACGACCCGTATGATAAAGAATGTAATAAATTTTTATTAAAAAAAGAGTTAATCGAAAGTGAGGTGTTGAGAGAAAATCCGGACCAACACCCGAATTTATATCCCAGTTTGGATGATCCTAATTTTATTATCAAGATTGCTGAAAAGAAGGAATTTAGAGATAATAGTTACAATGGAGAAATATATGATGTCAAAAAACATTCCGAAATATTAAACAATGCTGACTTTGAATTGGCACCGCATCAAATATTTATAAAAAATTTCATGTCATTCAATACACCTTACAATAGTATGTTATTGTACCAGGGTTTAGGTACCGGTAAAACTTGCACTGCTATTGGTGTTGCCGAAGAAATGCGAGATTATTTAAATCAAATGGGTATTACCAAAAAAATAATTATCGTGGCGTCACCAAACGTTCAAGACAATTTCCGGTTACAATTGTTTGATGAGAGAAAAATGAAATTAGTGGATGGATTATGGAATATCCGTTCTTGTACCGGAAACAAGTTATTAAGGGAAATTAATCCCATGAATATGAAGGGATTGACAAAGGAAAAAGTGGTCGGTCAAATAAAAGTGTTGATAAATTCTGCGTATTCTTTTATGGGGTATATTGAATTCGCGAATTATATTGAAAAAGTACAACAACTTCAGGTGGATGTGAAAAGCGAAAAAGAGCGAATGCGGAGAAGAAGGCGCAATTTACGCAATGAGTTTGACGGGCGGTTGATTATTATAGATGAAATTCACAATGTGCGCATGTCGAGCGATTGTGAGAATAAAATAGTGGCGGAGAAATTGTTACAATTGGTTTCATCCGCGGAAAATATGCGTTTGTTGTTATTGTCGGCAACGCCCATGTACAATACCTACAAGGAAATCATTTGGTTATTGAATTTGATGAATATGAATGATCGCCGTGCAATAATAGAAATTCGCGATATTTTTGATGCGGATGGAAACTTTAGAAAAAATGAGGCGGGTGAAGAAATTGGGAAAGAATTATTAATCAGAAAGGCGACTGGTTACATTTCTTTTGTACGGGGTAATAATCCATATACGTTTCCATTTCGAATTTATCCATCGACGTTTTCACTCAAACATTCTTTTTTGAACAAGAGTGACATGAAATTAGATGTTATGAAATATCCCAAATATCAAATGAATGGTAAATTAATAAAACCAGACAAAATGATGAAATTTTTGGATGTTTATTTGACCAAAATAGGAGCATATCAGTCATACGGGTATCGCTATATTATAAATCACTTGCGTAATAAAAAGATTTCTATCACGACAAAAACAGGACAAGTACGTAACATGCCGACATTTGATGAGATGGAAAGTTTTGGTTATAATTTATTAATGTTACCATTGGATGCTCTGAATATTATATATCCGATTGAGGGTTTGGAAGAACTCGGAAATGAAGTCATGTCTATCAGTGATTATTCGTCGGTGAGTGACGAAAGCAGTGAAGAACCACCATTGTCTGAATACAAAAGAACTGAAAAAGCGAAAACTATATCATCCTCTGTAAATGAAAGTGAAGAAGAGTCTTCATCAAGTAGTGGAGAAGAAGAAGACGAGGAAGAAGAATCGTCTGAAACATTAAATGATATTGTCATTGTTAAAAAACCATCGGATGAACCAAGTGTAACACAATTTGATTACAAACCCGTAGAAACAAGTAAGGCGTTCGTGGCATCGTCACAAAGTTTGAGTGGTGAGGTTATTCCAACAAACCTAGTATCGTCTGAAGAATCTAGTACTGATGGAGAAAATTTTCCTACGACATTTAAAATTCCCTCGGGTAGTAGCGCAAGTAGCAGGGCTTCGTCGAGCATGAGTGGAGGATTGAGTGAGTCGTCCGTATCGTCTTATGAGTCTTCTTCCGAATCTTCTTCTAAGTCATCAAAAGGATCAAAAAATATATTTATAAATACATCTGAAATAACAGGTGCGGGTGGTTTGAGACGCGTTATGAATTTTGTGGATAGTAAAAAGCCGTTTGAAAAGGGTTCTTTTGAATACAAACCACAGATATTATCTAAATATGGTGCTCTTTTTTCAGCTCAGCAAATAGGTAAGTATAGTTCTAAAATAAAGAATATATGTGAAAGCATAAAGGGTGGGGAAGGTATTATTTTGGTGTATTCCGCAATGTTGGATGGAGCGTTGATACCAGTTGCTTTGGCATTGGAGGAAATGGGATTTTCGCGATTTAGTAAAACAGGCAAATCCTTGTTTAAAAACCGTCCCAGTGAATTAATAGATTCGCGCACTATGAAACCACGAAGTGGCGAGGATTTTCAACCGGCTCGTTATGCGATGATTACGGGTGACCCTAGATTATCACCGGATAATGACTATGAAGTAAAGGCACTTACAAACAGTGATAATATTAATGGAAATCGAGTAAAGGTCGTTTTGATTTCTCGTGCTGGATCAGAAGGTATTGATTTGAAATGTATTCGGCAAGCTCACATCATGGACCCTTGGTACAATATGAATCGTGTAGAACAAATTATTGGACGCGCAGTGCGTAATTCAAGTCATAAAGATTTGGAATTTGAAAAGAGAAATGTAGAAATATTCATGTACGGGACGATTTTAGAAGATCAAGAGGAAGAATCCGCAGATTTATATGTATATCGTGGTGCGGAATACAAGGCAGTACAAATGGGTAAAGTGAGCAGGGTTTTAAAAGAAACCGCGGTGGATTGTATTATTCATCATGACCAGACGAATTTTATACAAGAGAATTTTGAAAAGATAGAGGAAAATCGTAATATTACACAAATATTATCGGATGGAAAGGTGTTGGAGCATTTTAAAATCGGAGATATTCCATATTCCGCGGAATGCGATTATATGGAAAATTGTGATTACAAATGTTATCCAGATAAAGAAAATATTAATGTAAATATGAATTCGTATAACGAATCATTTATTGTTGTAAATTCTGACAAAATTATACAAAAAATAAAGATGTTGATGAGAGAAAGATTTTTTTACAATAAACGAGACCTTATTCATTTAATAAATATCCCCAAGCCTTACCCAATTGTACAGATTTATGCGGCATTGACGCAATTGATTGAGGAAGATACAATTACAGACAGATACGGAAGAAATGGTTATTTAGTAAATATTGGTGATTATTATTTGTTTCAACCAAGTGAATTGAAAAATAAACATATAACTATTGATGAACGATCTATACCGGTAGATTACAAACACCAAATGATTGAGTTTGATGTAAAACCATTTATTAAAGGAGATGATGATAAGGTAAAACCAAAAATAGATAATATCCACGAGGCTGACACTGCGGTATCTAATAAATTAATATATGAAATGCTTGATAGTTACAATATGACTATACATTTTATGCGTGGTGACGAAAAGGTGCCTCGTGGTGACGATAATTGGTATAAACATTGCGGTATTACTTTTAAGAAATTAATCAAGGAAAATATTCTTGATGAAGGAGAATGTTTAGAATTATTAATAGAACATATTGTTGATATGCTTATGTACGATGACAAAGTTGAATTATTAAACAGCATTTATTCAGCAAATGTAGATGTAATGGATGATTTTGAGATGAGTATTAAAAAATATTTGGACACAAAAATTATTGAAACACGTAATCTAAGCGCAATCATATTGTATACAAGTGTTAAAAAACAAATCATGATTTATGCTGACCGTAAATGGAAACACGCTCAACCCGAAGATGTAATTGAGGTAGAGGCAGCATATGATTCGAGAGCACCTGTAATAAATATGGCTAACTTGATTGGCTTTATTGATTATGAAAATAAACATAAATATTTGGTGTTTAAATATAAATATACTACTTTGAAAAGAAACGCTGGGGCGCGGTGCGACGAAGCTGGTAAAGACCGTAAAATCAAAATATTAAATGATATATTTGGATTTGAAAAATACAATAAAGAAAACACAAAGGGCATTGTTCAGGCGGAGTTATGTTCGTTACAAGAAATGATGTTTAGAAAGTATGATAAAACTAAAAAAGACGGTAAAACATGGTTTTTCTGTATGGAAAACGCCAAATTGAATAATGTATAATAATATATAAATTAAAATTGAAAAACAATTAAAAAAATAGTGTTACAATATAATAAGTATGGAAACCGTTGAACAACCCACATTTCAAGAAACTGAAACACAGATACAAAAACCAGAAACAAGTAAGAAAGTGTTTAAGAAAAAAGAAATAAGACATAGTAGTATTTATACTCGTTCCGTGATTACTCGAAGTGTTGTGTTGCCTATTGTTACCATTGGAAAAAATATTAAAGAAACATTGGAAAAAGCAATTGTTATTCATTTTGAAGGAAAATGTATTGTAGAAGGTTATGTGAAAAGTGGGTCTTGTAAAATTATTACCCATTCAAGTGGATTAATACAAGGTGTTCAAGTTAAATTTGAGGTGGTATTTGAATGTTATATATGTTCTCCGGTAGAAGGAATGTTGATCCCTTGTGTTGCCCGAAATATTACCAAGGCGGGTATTCGCGCTGAAAGTGATGAAGAAATACCATCGCCAATTGTAGTGTTTATTATGCGAGACCATAATTATATGAATAAATATTTCACCAGTATTAAAGAAAACGATAAATTTATTGTCCGAGTAATCGGTCAGCGTTTTGAATTGAATGATAAATATGTTTCAATTATTGGTGAAGTGGTTGAACCAAAAAAAGATTATACCAGTCGCAAACCTAAATTGGTGATTGAGGATTAAATTATTCTTATCCAAAATAAAAAATTGAAAATTCTTTTTTATTTTGTTCTTTTAGATAAAATAAATAGAAATATT